TCGCTGCCACAATAGAACTTATTGTTGTTTGCGTCAGGTCTGGAACCGTATATAAAACTGTAGTAGTAGTGGCTGACGGGTCTAATTGACCCAATACTTTTAAACTATCCGTCACTGTTTAGCTCCCATTAATAGAAACTGATGTCTTTTAACGGATTTACTGGCTCCACTCTCTGTCATATTTTTTAATAAAGTAACTTCAGTCTGCAAATTCTGTATTATCTGTTCTAGTTGTCTACGAGTCATAGACTCATTAGCTGAATTGTATTCAGGTGGAGCAACGGGTAGGGGTACTGGACTCTTTCCTGCCATAATTATTTCCTTCCGTCAGGTCGCATATCTATTCGTGTTGCCCCCAATCTCCATCCATAACCCAATCCACTGCTCTCAAATCTAAGAACTGTTTGTCTTGATCGTGCTCTTATAAAAGCCTGTGTATAACTTGGGGTAACATCACTGGTTGTTAATGTAGTCGGAGTAGTTAATGGATAATCTGTACCCTTTACCGTAATTGTTACCGTATCATCTGCATCTGAATTCTTAAACTTCAAATCTGGTATGATCCGACTTAAAAACATAAACTTATCTCCGTCTGGTTCTAAATCAAAATCAGCACTTTCTACATAAGCTGTCATCGCACTACCGTCAGCATCATCTCCTTTCTCTTGGTCGTAAAGATAATTAACATCACTTCCAGAAGTTTTACCAGCACCCAGTGGAAAGTCTAAAGATGAAGCTTCTATCCATGCGGTTCGGGTAAATGAATCTGTATTAGTTCCTATTGACCACACATTCTCTAAGTAATTATAAATAACATAACGATCAATCTCATCAGAACTTTCTGAACAATAAAACCACATGACTTCATTCTTATCTACATTACTTGATCCAAATACTTTATATGCTTGACCTAAATTTATATCGGAATAAATATAGTCCTGCACATCACAATTAAGAGCTTGTACTGTTCCTGTATACATATAAAAGCCACCCCTATCCATAAAAAACACTCGATTGTCGGCATTAATAGCAGCATTAGGAGAAATCATTGAAGGTCCTTCTGTTATTTCAGAAAAAGTAAAAATGAAAGGTGCTCCTACAAATCTCATAGATTGCATCCCAACATCAGTCCAAATCAATATTTCTTGACGAGTTCTTAAAGCTCCTATAATAGTAGAACCTGAAGATAGCCTCTGTCCTCCTGCCGTATTGGTAGCAGTCGGTGTCCAATCAATAGCACTTTCCTGATCTGACCATCTAACCAATAGAGGGTCTAAATCAGAAGAACCAATCGTATTGGCTCCAAAACAAATAATATGCCTATCTACATCAGATACCATAATCTGTAATGATTTAGTAGGAGGATTACTTGCACTGCCCAAACTGGTAAAAGGTATAGCTCTAGTGCCAGTACCCGAAGATTCATCCCAATAATAAATACCTCCAAGTCTAACTGACGTTATTAAGTCATCACCAAAATTGTCAGATGACCATAAGCGTAACTGATTAGTAACACTAATGGCAGTTGCGGAACCCCAAGTGCTGGAATTCCAAGTTCCAACTCCCCATCCAGTTGATTTAACATACTCATCCGAGCCGACATTGATTTGATAAGTACCTACAACAGAACCACCTCCATTACCTGTATCACTACTATTAGCTGTTACTTCATCTCCACTCGTATCTTTAGCTTCTATTGTGTAGACATTGGCATTGGTAATAGTGGCAATCTGATATTCTTGGTTGAGTACATCAGCAATAATATTCCCACCTAAAGTAGCTGCACCACTGAAGGTAACAAAATCATTAGCTACTGCTCCGTGAGCAGTATCAGTAACCGTAATAGTTGCGTCTCCATCACCTACTTTAGCAAAAGTTACATCTCCTGCCGAAGTAGTAGCTCGTATCGGAGTGATGTCGTTAAAATCAGTACCTTCTTTTACATATAATTTTAAGTGAGTCCCTAATCCGAGATAATCAGTTTGCTCTTGATCTCTCCAAGAGTGCATATTGCGACAGGTTCCCTTAAAAGTGTTGTCAGTATTCTTTTCCCAACCACCTATTTTCTCAGGCAAACCACTTCTAAAGCGAATTTTATCGGCATCATACCAGCCACCTTCTTCTGAATAAGAAGTTCCTTCTTTGTCTATTCCCGGTTTAAATATATACTTTCTTAACATTATCCTTGTAATACCCTGTTTCTTAAACGTATTGCTCTATCCCCAACTTGGCTTGACCATTTAGAATCCATCATTTCTTCAGCAGCTCGTTCCCAGTCGGAAGTCTGCATAGCTTGAATAAAATTCTTAAATTTATTGAAACGTGGGTGTCCCAAATTAAAACACATATTTGCTATTACCCTCTGGTGATTATCACTAAGATTTCTCCACCAAGGCTCTTTCATATCTAATTCATCACAAACTATTTTTATATCATTATCCAGACACTCTCTGATCCTCTGCTCAGAAACAGGAGTTCCTACTGGTTTTCCATGTTCTTCATCTTTCTCAGTTATTAGATGACCTACTCCCAGTGTAGGATAGCCAAGATGATCTAAATAGATTTCATATTCAAATCCTTCATCAGCAATAAGTTCTTTCATTAACTGGTCTTTATCCATCTTCTTCCTCGTCATCAAGACTTCTATAGTATTCAACAATCGCCAAAATATCCCTCGTATAACGCTTAATTTCTGCCATATTATTACTAATATTTTCATAGTCTTTAGTCGTAAGTGCGTAATATGCTTGTTTCGGTGCCTTCCCTTCTTCCACCAGTTGCAGGTATTCTCTCATTATATCGGGTGTCAATATCTCCCAATCAAAGTTAACCATCTGCATTTCCATAGGTAACGGTGGATGAAACATAGGCGGTCTTTCTTCTATGTTTACTACTTCTACTGGTTTAGTTTTAGTTCCTCCAAATTGGAACATAGAACAGGCACTTAAAGTTAGAAGAGTAGAAGATAAAAATAGAATTTTAATTATTTTCATTTACCCGCTCACGTTTTCGCCATCTTTTTTTTTACCCTTACTTTCTGGTTCTTCAGGTTTCTCATCAAACTGAGAAGGATCAGTCAACTCTATTAAGCCATCGAAAACACGCTTAGTCGCCTTATTAACTTTACCTTCCAATAGTTTAGGCTTTGCCATAGCTAAAGCATCTAAGTCATGGCGAGCAAATGTCTGCTTCAGAGCATTAACTTCACGCATATTGTCTTGATTCTTCTTAGTAAGACTATCTATTTGGGCGTATGTCTTTTGTTGTTGTTCTAAATTCTTTTTAATCTGCTCATTCTGTTTGTTGATTTCACTTTCAAGAACGATAGCATTACCTTTTAAAATAGCAATTTCATCGTTGAGTTTACCAATCCAAACATAAGAGCCACTGGCTACCAGTAGTAACGCTAGTCCTAAACCTATTGATAATTTCATATATGCTCCTTAAACCTTCCCCTGCTAATTTAGAGCAGGAGCAGACTGACTCCAGACCAACAGGGGTCGGCTAGTTTGCTAATGGATTTTTATTGCCTTCTATTTGATTTTCTAATCTAACTATATCTTCTTCAGACTTTCTAACAGCTACTGATAAGCCTTCAAGCTGTGCTTTCAAACTGCTTACATCAGGTATCTTTATGCCATCTATTTCTTTTTCTAAATACTCAACTGAAGTTTCAATCCCCGTAAACCTTTGTTCTATCTCTTGTTGGGCATCTTCGGTTTCACCTAGTCCGCCTATTTTCTTTTCTAAGTTCTCAAGTCTATTGACGTACCCCGCTCCTGCGTAACCAAATCCTGCTAATGTGCTTACAATAGTCGCTAAAGCGATTATTTGCCCACCTTTTGACTTAAACCATTCCATATTCTTCTCCTATAAGTTGGGTTGTTGATTAATTAAACTTTGCATCGTATTAATGCTTGTTCTAGCTAATCCATAAAATGCGTCTATATTATCTAAGATATAAGCATCTTCATATATTACTTTAGATTCATACCACGTTTCTTGTTGTGGAATCTGTGCTTCCCTATAAGCATCAAACCCCGGAACATATCCCAAAAATGCCACCAAAGTAGATTCATCTCCATATTGTCCAGTTTCTTCCTGTTGAGCTTCTTTCTCTTCTTGTTGGCTTTTAATATTATCCGCTACTATTTGATCCGCTATCTGATCTGCTTCACTGGCAGTCATTACGCCTGATATAGCCGTATCTATTTCGCCTTGCATATCAGTTACTTGCACATCTGCCATTACTACTTGTGGACTTGCATCAAATGTCGGCATTGGAGTTATTACTGTGGTTACATTACTTACAGTTTGCGTACTGCCACCCATTCCGCTAGTTGAACTCATGTCCTGACTCAAACTTAATACTGTGTTGGTTTGTACTTGTGCAGTTTGTATCTGATCTGAAATACTGGGAGAACTGCTTGTTGAGAATCCACCACCAGATGCTGAATTAGCTACTGCTGAAGTTGTGGCATTACCTGCCGAACCGCTTACACTGGAAGAACCACCATAACCAGAGGTACTACCCCCTGAACTTGTAGAACCCCAGCCACCTGTACGGGCTGTTGTACCTGCGGTAGTCCCTGAAACACTATTAGAAGCTGCTTGAATGGTACTGGCTACCACATTTAATTGATCTGCTGTTATCCCCCCTTTCCTTTCCTCCTCTTCTTCAGCTACTAAGGCTTCTCTTTCTTCCTCTATTTCTTCTTCCGCTTCTGCCAATCTTTCTTCTTCTATTTCTTCAAAGATTTCTTCCACCACTTCTTCTTCAAAAACTTCTTCTATAAATTCTTCTTCTGGCTCATCTATAATTTCTTCTTCTGCTAAAAGTTCTTCTCTAAATTCTTCTTCTGCTTGTACCAATTCTTCTTCATACCATTCATCCAGTTCCTCAACAGTTTCAAACTCTACATAGGCATCTATTTCTTCATAGTCTGCTATTAAAACTGTTTCATGGAGAATAAAGTCATCTAATAGTTCCTCACTGGTATCAAAAGGCAAAGGATCGTGTTCAAAGTCATCATAAGAAACTAGATAAACTTCTTCTGTATATTCATAAGTTTCTACAAACTCATCATAAATATCCATTTGCTGATCTAATTCTTCCCAAGTATCTAAAGGGGAAGTCTCCCATTCTATCCAACCTTCATTATCAAAAGCTACATCTGTTCCATACCATTCATCTACTTGTGTTTGTCCAAATTCTTGTAGGTCAATTTCGTACCATTCGGCATCAGTAAAATACATATCTGCGTATGGGTCATCATCAATCCAATACTCATCTTCATAGCCGTATTCATCTTCATAGCCGTAGTTTTCTTCATAGCCGTAGTCAAATTGTTCTTCTTCAACGTAATAAGCAACAGAGGCTTCAGTCGTATAACCAGCACAGGAAGGACTGTATTGAGGATCATCTTCGCACTGTTGGTCATCATAAGCACTCCAGTAAGAAGGACACTCCTGACTATAAAGCTGAGTGATATTACATTGTTGCGTTAAATAAGCTGCTGCGTAACCATCACAACTTTCACTGTGTAAAGAATTTAATGCACATTGTTGAGCAAGATAAGCTGCTGCGTAACCAGCACAATTTACTGAAGTTAAAGGAGTAGTTGCACAAGCGGATTGGTCTGTGCCATCTCCATACAAAGAACCGCCATCTTCCAGTAAGGTGTTAACTGCATTACTGCTAGAGTTCCAATCATAACTAACACAAGCTCCAGCTATGTTAGTAGTTCCTGTATTACATTCGTCAAAGAAATGGTAAGTATAAATCTGTGAGGTACTTCCTTGTTCCCCTATTAAAACATCATGGCTAATAATATCCAGTTCACCATAACGATACTCATAAGTATCGTTGGGATATAACCAGACTTCTATACTGTTATCAGAATTAGCTCGGTTGTATTCCCTCATGTTATACCAGCCAAAAATGGTGTAATCATCAAAGGCTTTAGCTCTCATAGCCGAACCGCCATCTTTTATCAGGTCAGTCCAAAACACAAATAAAGTATTAGTGTATTGAGGCAACGGATCAGGGGTGTAATCCCCACAATAACTGCCTGTCAGGTTAAAGTGCAAGCAACCATTGGTTGCCATTCTCGCTTGGGTGTAGTCATTACCATAAAAGGTAAAGGTAAAACCTAAGTCGAAGGCTCCTGATACTGAATCATCATTTGATCCTAACCCTGTTGACCCTGATGAATTAGTTTGCAAGTCGTATAAATCTTGGTTGGCTTCATAAATGTAGTCAGCTTTAAGTTGATTAATACCTAACGCAAAAATACCAGCTAGAATTAAACTGGCTACAAAACACCAAGTTAATCCATTATCTTCAGATTTAGTTCGTAGCGTCTCTATTCCATTCATTTACGCAATCCCACCTACTTCTTTTAAGACCATCTAAGTCTCCTTGAACATGCTTAGTATCTTTACACGCTTTAATAAACTGTTTTCTTTTCATATCGTAATCAGGTCTTGCAGTTCTGTTTTCTTTCCAACCTTCAGATGCTTCCTTGCCAATTTTACCCATATATGGACAGGGAGTTCCTGCCATTTCCATAGCCTGAAACACTCTTTCATCTTGGCAAAGTATAGATACTGCTGCTACCTTCATCCCCATATCGTAGATGTACTTACTTAGCTTTAATCTTTCACAGTTTTCATCTCTTATAGTTCTACCCCCAGAGATGCCAAATACTTGCCCCTGAAACGCCCCAGAACGACCAGTCGTGCACAAATCTTGCGAGTAGCTCATTATAGATGGAGCGATTGCCGAAGCTGGTGGAGCCTTAGTTTCTATTTCCTGCTTGATCGTTTGCGTGGTATTAGATTCATTAATATTCCGATTCGTATTATCACTGACACTGTTGTTGTTATTCGTGTTGGTGTTATCAGTTTCTACTTTTGACTCACTGGTAGATTGATTCACATTGGTATTGGTATTCGTATTGTCAGAGGTACTGTTACTGGTGTTTGTATTGTTGTTCGTATTTACATTGGTGTTACTACTGGTGTTGGTATTCGTATTATTCGTTGTACTTGTATTATTTGAATTAACTGTACTGTTGACTGTGCTATTACTGGTATTGGTATTCACATTGGTATTAGTCGCTGTTGAATTATTCGTGTTCGTATTATTAGCAGTCGTTGTATTGTTGTTCGTATTGGTTGCGGTACTGGTATTTACGTTGGTGTTATTACTCGTATTACTATTGACATTAGTATTGGCATTTGTATTCGTTGCCGTTGTCGTTGTCGTGTTCGTGTTGACATTGGTGTTGGCATTCGTATTTGTTGCTGTGCTAGTAGTCGTTGTCGTATTTGTGTTCGTGTTCGTGTTGGTATTAGTGTTGGTATTGGTATTATTTGTGGTTGTATTGTTAGTTGTATCTAAAGAATTTTGCTCACAAAACTCAGTACCCGCAGTACAATCAGGGTTTTCAGGTTCGTTTTCTGCAGCTCGTAAAGCAACCGAGCCCAAAAGACCTATACATATCCATATTGTTGTAAAAAGCAACCAATTTGCTTTCATCTCTAACCACCTTAATTCTGCTCCTTTTAATTGTTATTTCTTTTTTGGTTTGTCTTTAGCTTTACCGATATTTAAAGCACAAACATCAATGATCTTGTATAGTTTTCCTATCCATTTATCATCTTTTGGTGTAGGTGTAACAGCAGCTATTGCTGAAGCAACAAATACTATTGCACTTATTATCAATCCAATCATTATTAACATAATTTTCTCCCTATTCTGCTAATGGTTTAAAGACCCCTTGCTCAATAAGTCTTTCTCTATTTTCTAAATGAAGTCCTGCGACTTCCTTTTTATTCTGGGCTGAGTATGGAACGGCATGATAACACTCGATCATGTCCTCATTTACATTCACATCATTCACCCAAATCTCTGCTATAGCCCTGCCAAACTTTCCTTTTGATTTTTTAAAAGTCTTAATGACTATTTTCTTTTTTTCGCTTTCTTGACTTAACCAATTCTTTAAGAAATTTTTTGCAAGTTTACCCCTCGCCTTTTCATCCAAATCTCTTGTACGGCTTTCAGGGGTATCAATACCAGACAACCTAACACGAACAGAATGAAGGACATTGAAGCCAAGATCAAGAACAACATCCACAGTGTCACCATCAACCACCTTCTTAATTTCCTTACAATTATATTCGTACATCCCATATTCCTTTTACCATTTTACTTTATTAGCCCAATAAGCTGCTGACATCTTACCTTTCTTAATATTCTTGCCATGCCTTGCTTTGAAAGACTTTCTTCTAGCCTTTTGTTTTTTAGATTCACCTTTCTTTGGTTTACCAGCAGTCTTAACACCCTGTTGTCCAAAACGTATAGTTTTTATTTTATCGCCTTCTTTCGCCACAACAACATGGGATTTTTTAGGATGGCTAGGTGTGCGTTTAGGTTTGTTAAAACCACTAACTCCTGCCCTAACTAACCTTGAATCCTTTTTAGTCGCCATCTTTATTTACCTTTTTTTCCAGCACTTTTTGTTCTTTTGAAAGAACGGTTTTTAGACTTAGGAGTTACTTTTAAGTTGCTTCTGGTGCTATTACGAGGATTTCCGTCTTTATGATGTACGTCCTTGCCATCTCCTTTTCTAACCTTTTTTGCTCTGGCTAATGATCTACGAGCCTTATTCCTTCCTGCCCTGTTCTTCTTTTGTTTAGGCTTGCTCTGGTAATTATCATATTCTGTACGATAATTTCTCATTTCTTCTCTTCGCCTTTAAATGATTTACTTGAACCTGATGTGCCTGCATACAATCCAAACCAAGCTGCACCTGCACCTACAATAACTGAAATTAAACCAGACTGTTCAAATGAAGGTTCTGCCAATTCCATGAACCACATCACAGTATAATAAAGAAGGAAAATGTAAACAGTTAAGAAAGCTCTGGGAAATATTCTCCAGCTATCTACTGCTTGAGCTAAGAAAATCCATCTTTGATGGGGGTTTTTCATACCCTCATCTTCCAATTCCCTAATTCTGTCTTTTAATGCAGATTTTTCCTGTAATAACTCCATGAACTTATTAAGGTCAATTTCAACCTCATTACGATCCATGTCACCACCAAATCTACTTCTATCGTCACTCATCTTACAAACTCCAAATAGGCAGTTAATCCCAATAACATTGTGTATAAGCCAATTATTAACTTATCTATTTTGTCAAAGCGTTTACTTCCTGCTTCCAATCTTTTCTCTATATTGTCATAGCGTATAGCACAAATATCTTCATGTGCTTTAAGTTTTATTTCCATTTTTTCAGTCTTTTCCATTTACTTTAAATCCTTTGAACCATGAAGGTAAGCCCAGAAATGGTCTAGTATCAAACTTATTTTCTTCGGCATCTTCTCCGTTTACATCGTTATAGTGAAAAAATACCTGACCACAACTTTCACCTTCAAACTTTTCTCGCCAATGTTCCACTTCACAACCACGATATATAAGCATATCACCCACCTCTAACTTTATTTCTTTACCTTTAGATTTACTGGGTTTGTATTCATCCTTCTCATATCCCCCTTTAGAAGCATCAGGTTCTAAAAAAATAGACCAAGGATCACCGCCCAGATTTAAAGTAGTTGAGATTTCACAACTATACCGATCTTTGTGTCGTTCCAACACATCACCTTTTTTGTAAAGTCGAGTATAGCTATAAGTGGGGTTTAATTTAGTCTCTGCTTCTATCTCCATGCGTGGATGTACTTTCTCCAGTAAAGTTTCCATAACCAAATCACTATAACAACTAAAAGTTTCAGGAACTTGAGGATCATTCCACCTTCCCCAATCCATATTAAACTGGGAAATATAACGAGCATCATAAAGTAATCGCACTACTTTCTTTTTATTGCACAAATAGTCATAACAAAATTCTGCTAATTCTCTTGATATTGCCCTTTTAATAACTTTATACATAAGGTTGTCCTAGACTCCAACAAACCAGAGAATGTCTTATTCCTTTAGTAACTGGTTTAACCCGATGCCACACAAAGGAAGGAAAAACAATCAAGCTACCTTTTGGTCTTATTTCTTCACAAATTTTAGGTTGTTTATCTCCGTCTTGATCGTGAAAAGCAAATTCCATGTCTCCCCCTTTGTATTCTTCTGGATCACTCAAACAAAGAGTCATAGATAACTTTCTGATTTTGCCATGTGAATTAATATCATCAGGTCTGTCATAAGGAGTTTCATTACTGTCGCAGTGCCAGTCGTAATATTGTCCTTTCTTGTATTCTGTAAATTGGCAAGCCTCTGACCAATCCCATTGAAAATTCCAATTAGCTCTCTCATTAGCTTGATGAATATATGGGTGTATTTCATTATATATCCAGTGTTCTTGTAACCAAACAACGTCTGATTTCCTTTTCTTTTGAATATTTTTTAATTCTTCTTCAGAAGGAGGTGTTGAATTGTCTCCTCTTCCCGTCAGAGCTATTTCTTTTTCTCTGGAATTGCCATACCCTAATATTTCATCACAGATTTTATGGGGTATTACTGAGGTAAAGTACCAATAATAATTTTGTAAATTCAAAAGAAGTTATCTCCAATTTCCTTCCACTGTTTGTTTAAAAACTTGTTTATATCCCCACACACCACCAGCAGACCAAGTTCCATCAGGTTCCTTTATTATCACAATACCAGAACCACCTGCACCACTTACATTAGAAGGATTGGCTGGATTATAACCAGCACCTCCGCCTCCTCCACCTGTGTTTACAGTTCCAGCTACAGCTACGGGAGTTGGAGCACCTTTAGACCCATCTCCGCCACCGCCAGCACCGCCATCTCCTCCAGATAATCCCCAAACACTCATCTGACCACAACCTCCGCCTCCAGCGTAGGTTACATCAGAGCCTGAAAGGGTTGAAGGAGAACCAGCACCACCAGCAGCTCCACCGGGAGTACCATTTGCACCAGCCGCACTAGCACCGCCACCGCCACCAGCAACAGCAGTAATACCAGCATCACCACCACCGGGGTTTCCTTGAGGAGGACTTACAGGAGGGGTATTACCAGCTCCACCAGAGTTGGGAGTAGGGGGAGAACTACCACATCCTCCACCAGAGCCACCAGCAATTCCATCTGCATAATCTTCACCACCTCCTCCTCCAGCCGAAGTTATAGGAGAAGGTGTTGCCATAACCGAATTAGAGCCTGAACCCCCAGTTTGATAAATTAATGCAGCACTTCCACCAGCACCGACTGTAATAGGATAAGGTGAACCAGCCACGACAGGGCTGCTTGTGCCTGTTCTAAAGCCACCAGCTCCGCCTCCGCCTCCGCCATAGTATTGTCCGCCACCGCCACCACCTCCAGCGACTACTAAATAATCTATAGCAGGTACAGAAGCTGTAAATGTTCCAGATGAAGTGAAAGTAGTAGTTTTATCCGATAAAACTGCTGTGTATTGTGAACCTATTAATCTGCTCATTGCCAATTCCCGTCTGTTTTATAAGTATATTGATCTTGCATATTCCATACTCCACTAGCTACCCATGTTCCTTGGGGTTCACTAAAAATAACTACACCAGAGCCTCCAGCTCCACCGGGAGTAGCAGCAGGACCCCCACCGGGAGCAGTACCTCCACCGCCGCCACCGCCACCAGTATTAGCTGTTGCAGCAGAACCAGCACCCGAAGCAGAGCCTCCAGCTCCACCACCACCAGAACCGCCAGAAGAATTTGGAGCAGAACCTTTTCCGCCTCCTCCACCACCTGCGTAAGTTACATCACTTCCTGAAGTAGAAAAAGGACTTCCAGCACCACCTGCTGAAGTTGCAGAAGCAGCAGCACCTACAGCAGAAGCACCTCCACCACCCCCAGCATTAGAAGCAGGAGTACCACTTCCAGCTCCTCCATCATTTCCTTGAGGAGCAGGAGCAGGTATAGATGAACCAGCTTCATCTCCTCCGGGAGCTTTACCAGCTCCACCACCGCCAGAGCCTCCATCTCTACCATTATTAGCACCGCCACCAAAATTATCTCCACCAGTACCACCGCCTACAGCAGTATATGTTGTACCATCAGCTACTACGACTGTGTTAGAACCATTAGCACCAGCACGACCTTCGGCTGGATCAGGACCATGTGCCCCACCAGCACCTCCACCTGCACCTATAGTAACAGGTACAGGAGAAGCTGGAAGGGATATTGCACCACTAGAAGGTGATCTGGTTGTAGCTGAATTATATAAAACTCCTCCAGCTCCAGCTCCACCACCAGCTTGTCCCCCAGCATTAGGACAGGCACAACCGCCTCCGCCACCAGCCACTATTAAAAGATTAGCTGTGCTATCTGATGTATCAAAAGTTCCAGAAGAAGTGAAAGAAGTTACTTTAGCTGATGTTACAGAATCGTTGTCTACCCCTATTATTCCGCCATTAGAAAGTGCCATAATTATCTCCTATAAAGCTACCCAATTTAAAGCCGAAGCATCCCACCTGTATTTAGTTTCACCTGTATTTGGACCAGTAAAAGTGCTTCCTAGCCATCTAAGATTATCTTCATCCCATGTAATAAAGACGAATTTACCACCTTCTTCTGTTTTGTTAGGATAAGTAACAGGAGCTACCCAATCACCGCTACCGTTCAAAGTCCAAGATGAATAGGGTTTAGGAACTATAAACATATCTTTAGCAACATCGTAACTGTAACCGGGACCAGCGTATTGCTTTCTAAAATTGTTGTTGTAAGAAGTCTGTTTCCAAGACGTTCCACCTGTACTAAAAGGAACTAAAGATTTTACAAAATCTTCTGCTTCGGTTGATTCATCTCCGCCATGTGCGGCTACATCGTCATTAGATATAACAACTACTTGTAGCACCACACTGCTTGAATTTAATTCCGCAAAATGAGCCATAATTATTTCTCCTATGCGTCATTAAGTATTTCATACGAAATCGTATAAGTTAAGTCACCATTAGCACTTGCTCCGCCTTCGATTAAATCACCTTCCTCTAAATACAATCCCCAGTTCTTGTCAACAAGAACTAGCGTTGCATCCGCAGGAACTGCAATCGTGGAAGCAAAAAGCACAACAGAACCACCGCTTTTAATAATACCCATTGTTACTGTAGCCGAGCTAGTGCCGTCTATATTGGCGACAACTATACTATTAACTTTAACAAGTGTCTCAGAAGCAGCAGTCAACAAATCAGTGGTAGTGGTAGTGGTTAATGCACCATTAACACTTTCACCTGTAATTGTTGTAACATTTACTAAATTGGGATTTGCCATATTTTTCTCCTATTTTTATCCGAACACCATCGCCATAGCGATAGCTTTACCCACAGACGCTTTCGTGTCCATTTGAGTTTGTATTGCTGATGTCACACCATCAGAATAATTCAATTCTGCTGCTGTCGCAGTAACATCTGTACCACCTATGTCTAAGGTGGTCATTGAAACTTCTCCAGCAACCGTTAAAACACCACTAGCTACAGTCATTAAATCCGTATCGGATGTATGACCAATAGTGGCACCATTAATATTTACATCATCAATTACTGCTTGAG